AAATAACCCCGTCAATGCCGCACAAGGTATGGACGAACGAGCCATTGCACAACAAGTAGCAAAAGAAATACAACGCATCGAAAACCAACGCCAAGCAAGAGCGCGGAGTTCCATGTGGGATAGAGCATAATAAAAGGGCGCAAGCCCTTTTTTGTTACCTACTATTCCACACACTCCCCCACTCGCCACACCACACAATATTGCCAACAATAAGGCATTTTCTTTAACTGTGAATGCCTATGTCTGCCGAATTACAACGAAAACTAGACAACATTATCCGCTTTGGGGTGATCGCTGAAGTGAATCACGCCACCGCACGTGCTCGCGTAAAGAGCGGTGATATTCTGACAGAATTTTTACCATTTATTACATTTCGTGCAGGCACAACCAAAACCTGGTCGCCTCCCACTGTGGGCGAACAATGTGTGATGTTATCGGTCAGTGGCGAATTTACTACTGCCTGCATATTAGTTGGGCTTTACACACAAAATAGCCCAAGCCAATCACCAGATGAACACGTTATTGAATTTGCTGACGGTGCGATGATTGAATACAACCAAGCAAGCGGACGACTAAATGTTTTCGGAATTCAATCCGCCTTTATCAACGCAAGCCAACAAATCGAAATCTTTTGTCCGACAGTAAAAATTAAAGGCGATGTAAAAATTGAAGGGAGTGTAACAAGTACTGGCGACATGACTGCAGGAGGAATCAGTCAAATTAACCACAAACACGGTGGCGTACAAGGTGGCCCAAGTAAAACAGGAAAACCAGAATAATGAATCGATACACTGGCGAAACATTAAAAAACGAAAGCGACCACATTAAACAATCCATTGCCGATATTTTGCTAACCCCTGTTGGCTCACGTATTCAGCGGCGTGAATATGGCAGTTTAATTCCCCTGCTAATTGACCGCCCTATTAGCCACACATTGTTATTACAACTGGCGGCTTGCGCTGTTACAGCGATTAATCGTTGGGAACCTCGAGTACAGATCACACAATTTAAACCTGAATTGGTTGAAGGTGGCATTGTGGCAAGTTATGTCGCACGCGGGCAATATCAGCAACATATCAAAGAAAACCATCTTTTATTAGGCCATAAATCATGAACAATATTATTGACTTGAACAATTTGCCTGTACCAAAAGTTGTGCAAGAACTCAGTTATGAAACTTTACTTGCTCAACGAAAAGCTAAATTCTTGTCATTACAAGAAAATGACGATATGCGCCAACATTGGCAGGCTCGATTACAATTAGAAAGCGAACCTGTAGTGAAATTGCTAGAAGAAAATGCTTATTTAGAATTATTACTCAGAACGCATATTAATGAATCTGCTAAAGCCGTAATGCTTGCCTATGCGACAGGCTCAGATTTAGATCAATTAGGGGCATTATTCGGCATTAAGCGATTAATCATTCAAGCGGAAGATTTAAACGCTCACCCGCCTATTCCTACCCAATATGAAGATGATGAACGTTTTCGCACACGTATTCAAATGTCATTAGAAGGTTTAACTACAGCGGGTAGCCGCGCAAGCTATGAATTTCATGCGCTCTCTACCTCTGCAAAAATAAAAGACGTTGATGTAACAAGCCCAACTGCAGGCACGGTGAAAGTGGCCATATTATCTACGGAGGGGCAAGGAACAGCCGACAGTGATTTAATTAATGCGGTAAAAGAACAGCTGAATGCCGAGCATATTCGCCCCCTGACTGATACGGTATTGGTCGAAAGTGCGGTGATTTTACCTTATGAAATTCGAGCGACCCTCACACTTTATCCCTCAGTACTAGAAAGTGTTGTCATGGCAAATGTTAATCAAGCCATCACCCATTATGCAAATAAGCAACACTTGCTTGGCATTGATATTACGCTTTCAGGTATTTATTCAGCCTTACACCAAGAAGGTGTACAGAACGTGAAACTGACACAACCGCTTGCAGATTTAATTGTACAACCTCACCAAGCTGCATATTGCTCACAAATTCAAATCAATGTAGGTGGTCGAGATGAATAGCTATCTCTTGCCCATCGGGTCGAGCAAGCTAGAAAAACAATTATCGAATACGTTTTCAGCCATTGCGGAAATTCCTGTGCCTATTCGCCTCTTATGGAGTGCTGAAAATTGCCCTATAAACCTATTGCCATGGCTTGCTTGGTCGCTTTCCGTGGACGAATGGGATGACGAATGGAGCGAGGAAAGCAAACGACAAGCCATTTTAAATAGCATCCACATTCACAAGCACAAAGGGACAATTTCGGCGATTCGCCGTGTCATGAAATCGGTGGGTTATGGCGAAGTCGATATTATCGAAAACCAATCACTTAAAACATGGAATGGCGAACTAAATTTTGATGGATCAGAAGCCTTTGAGCATGAAGAAATGCACTGGGCAGAATACAAAATTGTGCTATATCAGCCTATTACTATTGAAGAATCAAAACAAGTGCGGCGAATTTTAAATGAAAATGCCCCTGCACGCTGTCATTTGGTTGCATTCAATTTTACACGGGCAGGCCATCGATGGAATGGCGAGATCAATTTCGACGGAAACTTTACTTTTGGAGAAGTATAAATGGGAAAAATTACTGAGCAACAACAATGGGAAGAAGATATTTATCTCATTGAAAAACAAGATAAGGTGCTAGGTGGAGAGCTTGGCGTAATTAACATTCAAGCAAAACAGCTCGCCAATCGAACCAAATATTTAAAATACCAAGTGGACGGTATCAACCAAGACCGCACAGGCTACGCCCCCAAAGACAGCCCCGCGTTCACTGGCGTACCAACCGCGCCTACAGCTGCATTAGGCACGAACAACACACAAATTGCCACAACCGAATTTGTGAAAACCGCAATCGCCGCATTGGTGGGTTCGGCACCTGCTGCGTTGGACACGCTAGAAGAATTGGCACGAGCATTAGCAGGTGATGCAAACTTAAAAGCGACGTTGCTTGCTGAAATCGGGAAAAAAGCCAATGCCACTGATTTTAATGCCTTACATGATTTATTTGTTGGTATCCCTATCCCTTATCCGCTCTCTACCGTCCCAACAGGTTGCTTAGCCATGAACGGACAGCGGTTTGATACTCGTCGTTATCCAAAATTGGCACAGAAATATCCGTCAGGGCAACTACCAGATATGCGCGGTGAATTTATCCGTGGTTGGGATAATGGACGAGGGGTGGATGGAAATCGGGCTTTATTAAGCGATCAAAAACCGAGCATTATGGCTATTGACAATAATATCGCCAATTTAGCTGTAACAGGTATCGTTATGTTAGATGATTCGACAGTTCAGCAAGCTGCACAACACGCTTCTGCCGATTTATTAAACAGAAATGATTACCCTAATGTTGGTTTTGTCTTGAATGCATTCAATGATACTGACACAAGAGATAAAGCAATCCAAGATAAATATACTGCGGCTTCAGGCGTTAGTAGAATTTTATCAACGCCAAGCTCAGCAAGGGGATGGGGAGCATTTGGTGTACGCCCACGCAACATCGCCTATCATTACATCTGCCTAGCCGAATAAGGAGTACAACATGACCGTAACATTTAATCAAGGCGGCTTTGCCGAAACTAGTGGCGAAATCACCGTATATTGCACTGACAACCAAGGTATTTACAGCCACAGTGCCACCGAATATGTGAGCGAAGGCGGCAGCCTTTCCGCAGGCAGTTATTTAGATGTACCACCACAACCAAAACAAGGCTTTGTCATTGTGAGAGCAGATAACAGTTGGCAATATCAATCCGACCATCGAGGAACCTATTACAGTAAGGAAACAGGCGAAAAAGTAGAACATACTGCACTGGGTGAATTGCCCGAAAATTTAACCGCACTTGCGCCGCTTACCGAGCCTTGCAAGTGGAATGGCACTGAATGGGTAAAAGATGAAGCGAAAATTGCTGATAATTTTACAAAAAAACAAACTCGACTTATCGCCAATATTGACGAGCATGCGGCAAAAATATACAGCACCTGGACACGTTTTGAAAGCGAGTACCGTGAACGCCAAGCGGCCGCAGAAGCCTTTAAATCCGCAAATTATGAAGGTGAGTGCAGTCGATATATCTCAGACTTTGCACAACGTGCAAAACTGGATAACAAGACCGCCACAAACTTGATTTTGACACAGGCGGCAGGGCTGGAAAAATTGCAAGTTGAATTGGCTAACCAACGTATGCGCAAGTATGAGCTCAAAGCCCCTAATCTCACGCTTGAGCAGTTGCAATCAATCCATGACGACATTATCAAGCAAATGGACTCACTAATGGAGGCATACCAAAATGGCTAAGGTTTATTTGGCGATGTACAAGCACAAGCGAGACTGGCGAAAAGAGCCAATCAAAGCGATGGCAGACCGCATTACTCGATTTTGCACAAAGGGCAAATATTCACACTGCGAGATTGCCATTGAGCGCATTGAGTTTGGTAATGGGCATCATTATGAGCATGCGACAGTATATGATTGCTACTCCTCATCGGTACAAGACGGCGGCGTGCGTTGCAAACAGATTGATGTGTCCGATAGCACAAAATGGGATTTAATCCCCCTCAACGATGTTACCGAGCAACAAATTAAAGCCTATTTTGACCACACTTTGGGTTGTAAATACGACTGGTGGGGCGCGCTAGGAATCGTACTTGGCATCAAACAAAAACGCTCGAAGTATTTTTGCTCAGAATGGTGCTTTAATGCGATTCTCGGTGGAGAGAGCGGTTGGCGATTTAGCCCTAATCAGTTGGCTGCTATATTTGGAGCACACCATGCAAGAAATTAACTTTGATTGGATTCGTGGTGATGACGAAACAGAAACCCTCGTTTTTACCGAAGAAAACGGCGAACCTTTAGATTTTACTGGCAGTCGGTTTGATTGCGATATCGTACCCTTAGGGAGTGCAAGCGAGATGATTCGCTTATCAACAGACAACCAAGGCATCCTAATCAACGGGAATGAAGTCAGCCTTATCATCGCCCATGAACAAACAGAAAATGTAACGTGGAAAGAGGCAAGATTTGACCTGCAACAAACCACGCCAGACGGCAAAATTAAAACGTGGTGTAACGGAAAAGTGCGGTTACAACACGATATTACGCGGAGAGTATGATGCAAACTATCCAAGTAAAACCTAAACAAACTGTGCAAATTAAGGTGAAGCCTTGTGTAAAACTGGCAAGCCTTGCACTGTTTGATAAAGCACTTTTAACAATTTACAACCAAGCTAAAGAGGACTACAAAAATGGAAAAAATAGAAATTAACCAACAAGAACAAGGTTTTGCCTATCAAGTAGGAAAAGACATTGCCCACTTACAAGAGGCTGTGGCCGCCTTACAAGCCGCGGTTACCGCTCAACAGGGTAAAAAAACTCAATGGGTGCAGAAAGTGACAGCTAAACCAGGTACGGTTTTTGGCGGGATGGTAAAAATCAAAGTCAATCCTAACCTGGTCAACAAAATTTGTGCTGTTAAGTTAGGGGATTATTCACCGACATTTGAACAGTTGGGAGATTATTTTGAAACACCAAAAAACGAAGATGCTTTCCCAATTTATTTTGTTGCCCTTGCAGACCAGGAGGGACATGTGGATTTTGAGACTGAGGTGGAGTGATAAATGTGACGGCGGGTAATTCCGCCGTTTTTATCTGTCCGACTCTACCTAATCGCCCTTTGTTAGTTTAAATACCACAACGCCAAGCGCTACCCCTCGATTTTAAATCCTTACAAAATAAACCCATC